GTAACATATCTGACTGTCTTCCATATGTCACGAGTTCGATTCTCGTATGTTACGCACAGATTGCGAGGTGGAGAAGCAGTAACTCGCCTGGCTCATAACCAGGAGATCCTGGGTGCAAGTCCCAGCTTCGCAACAAAAACAGGTCACTGGTGTAGTGTCAACATTTTGGATTCAAAAACCAAAGCCCCGAGTTCGATTCTTGGGTGGCCTGCTAAAACATTCGTAGGTACAAGGAGTCGCTGAAAGCAATTGGTTGGTATGTATCAGGACCAGATATCTACGAATTTTTCATTCTGTGGTAGCTCAATTGGATAGAGCACATTACAAGTTAGTCCTGTAACCCAAATGAAAGAGGTACCAGACTTAAAATCTGGGTGTTGTGGGTTCGAGACCCATAGGGCGCACAAACAATAATATGAAATTTACAACAGGAGATCCAGAAAGGGATTTTTTTGAGCAGAATCCACATTGGAGATACCTTGAAAGTTCAAAAAAATTATTAAAACAAGTAGGGAAAAACACAGCATCCAAGATTAGGTGGGCTGTGTTTTATGCGGTAGATCCTGACAGTCCTTACTATAGATATTCTATAAAGAAAAGAGTTGAAGTAGTAAATAGAGAGTTACTGCACAATGTAGATATTGATATTTCTTATGATGAAGACACACTTGATGTGTCATTAGGAGAGGATTTAAATTACGTACTTGAGTTGTATCCAGGAGAGACAATGTCAGAGTTTAAAAGAGATTATTATGAAAGGAAGCTCTCTTACGAAATGTTGGTTAGGAAAGAGAGAGAATCCACAGACTTAAAAATAAAAGGGCAAGTTCAATTACAGCTAAGTAAGATAAATAAAGAATTGAAGTTAGCCAGAGAAGAGTTAGATAGACAAACAGAAGAAGAAAAATCAAAAGCAAGAGGAACCCAACAGCCTGGGGTGTTATTTAGGTGATGAGTAAGAGAGCTACAAATTATAAGCCTGCGAGACTTATTCCTTTTTGGTTACACAACATTGAGGATTTCATACACAGGGAACATAAGAACTATCATCCAGTACTGGAGATGGATCTATATAAAGATTATTGGGATGAACAAGCAAGATTATGTTTAGAAGGAAAGTGGGGACTGGATCAAAATAAAGAGACTTTGGAAGGAGGTTACAGGTTTATGCCTGGTAACCTCTATTTTTATATAGGAAATGTAGTAGACACTTTATCCAATAAGGAGAAGATTAGGATGAAGAGGTTTGATCATGTTTTGAAAAAGCCTAACGGAGAATACAAAGAGTATATTTCCCCAAAAGAGTATTTATACAAAACTTTTGACAAACCAATGGGTAAACCATTGTACTACAATGAGATGAAAAATTTAGTAGTACTTTCATCCAGGGGTGTTGGTAAAAGTTATAGTGTAGCAAATGGGGTTGTTTGTTATGATTTTGTATTTGGAAGTTCCAGAACTACTGATGAGCTTTGGGCAAGATCACATCCATCTGTATCAGTAGTTGGATCATTTGACTCTAGCAAGTCTAAGTCTTTACTCAATAAGTTTGAAGTAACTTACGAGTACATGCGTAAAACAGTAGGAGCTTATCCAGATGATGATTTGAATTCAGTATTTTATCAACCCTATGAAGGCTCTTTAACCACAGGTCGTAACATAACTAATTACGTTAAAGAGGAAGGAGGGAAAAGTTATGCAGGTACTGGATCCGAAGTTTGGCATGTATCTTACCAAAATAATGCAAGTGCAGGTGTAGGATTCAGAGCCAGGAGAATGGTTGTAGAGGAGGCAGGTCTTATGAGCAACTTCATAGAAGCCCATGGTGAAAACAACGGTACCCAGAAAAGAGAGACTAAAATAGGATACACTGTGTACATAGGTACTGGTGGTAATGTTGAAAAAATTAAAGGGATCAGGGATGCTTTTTATCATCCTAGTTCATATGATTGTGTTCGTTTCGACGACAATTTTTCGAATAAAACTGGTAAAATAGGTTTATTCATACCTGCTTATTATAGGTCATTGGACTATAAAGACGAGAATGGAAATACGGATATAGAGGCAGCTTTTGAAGATGAGATGGTAGAAAGAGCAGCTAAAAAGTCTGCAGGATCTAGGGCTTATGAAAGACATATAATTTCTTATCCTATAGTGCCATCTGAAATGTTCTTGGCTTCTAGTGGTAATATATTTCCTTCAGATTTGTTAGAGGATAGGATAACAGATCTTCAAACAGGAGAATGGGAAGAGTTAGCAAAAGTTGGTGAATTACTTTATACTAATGATAAAAACACAGAGTGTAAGTGGGAACCAATGATGCTTCAAGATGTGTCTGTTATAAAAAGTTGGGGAGATGAGAGAGATATGACTGATGAAGAACTAAAAGGCTGTATAGTTATCTACGAACATCCTGTGAGTAATAAGCCACCAATGACTCACCACGATTATATGTATCTAGTTACATATGACTCAGTGAGAGATGATGAAGGAGGATCTTCACTTGCATGTGTTGTTGTTTGGAAGTTTTGGGACCTTGAAAGGCCATGGAAGACTCAGTTTAACATTGTAGCTGAGTGGATTGGAAGACATGTAGAAGAGGGAGGATTAGATAAAGACCATGAGATAGCTTTTAAGTTGGCTTCTTATTACAGTTGCCCTATACTACCAGAGGTAAACATAAAAGACGTCAAGAGACATGCAAGAATGACAAATAGGTATTACTATTTGTTACCTAAACCAAAATTGGCTATAGACGGAATGGAGAATGTAAAACAGAAGAAAGAGTATGATGTTGGTGTTTATATCTCCCCAGGAATGAAGCCTGAATTAGAGAAGTATACAAATGAGACTTTGCTAACAGTAGTGGACGAGGAACATACGATAGTTGGAAATAGAGAGTATTTAGAAAAAACAAGGATGGTGAGTAAATGTCCTTCTTTAAGATTTTGTGAAGAACATTTATATTACACAAGAGATGCAAACTTTGACTACGTATCAAATTCTATGTTGTTTTCATTAGCTAACAGACAAAGATACGCAGAACCAGCCAAAGAAAGGTTGAGAAGCATTGAAGAGGAGGAGAGTAAAAGACTCCTAGATTTTTTCGAGAAAAAGAACGATATACACACAAAACCAAAAAAGGCTAGGTATAATCCAGCCTTTTCATACTAATTATGAGCAGTAAAATAGTAGACACCAGGCATCATTACGACCAGAAAACAATACAAACTTTATTAGTATCTGATACTAAAAAATTAGCTAATAAAGCTGCTTTGGCCAAGGATTATATGGATTACTATGACATGGCCAATGGGTTGGATACAAAGAGAGTACAAAAAATAAATGAAAATTATCAAATACACTCTGGCAGGTGGCCACAAATTGAATCCATATCCCCGTCACTAGAAATAGGAATTGGCGGTGAAAATATAGTACTTGGTACTGGAAATTTAAATCATTATCCAATTGCAGATAGAGTTTCTAAATCTGCAGTAAGTGATCTTCAAATAAGGCCTATAATCCCAATCATCAGGGATAATTCTTCTAAGGCCAGAAATTTTAGAGAAAGATTGAGACTGGAAAGAGTACAAAGTTTTTACTACAACTCTTTTATAAAACCAAAACTAGACCAGATCACTATGGAGTATGACGCTCAAAATGGTGTAGTGGATGTAATATCTTTGCCTATAGAAGCTCAAAAGCAAAGAAGATTTGATATAGAACAAAGGCTTAAAAGAGAAACGCCTGAGGAGGTTTTGGCAATAATGGAGAAAACAAGTACTCCAGACGAATTACTGGCACAGGAAATACTCAAAGAGTCTATGAGATTTACAAATGCAAAGTGGGCTTTAAGGACAGGTTCAGAAAGTGCTGTAGTAACAGGTGAAGAGTATTATAGGTTGGGTATATCTAACAATATGCCAATGTTGATACCATTAAATGCGAAGTGGGTTGTCTGGAGAGGGTCTGAAGGAGTGACAAACGCTGAAGATGGCCAATTTGCTAAACACACAAACTATCTTACCCCAGAGGACGCTATCACAAAACACTCTACTGTCCTTGAAGGAAGAGATCTTAAAGAGATTGCAAAACTGTTTTCTCAAATTCCTGGAATAGGGGAGCACAGAAGAAATTATAGTAATGATTATATACAAAGGCAGGTAGTAAAAACTTTTAGAGATAATCCAGAGTTGCAGAACCAGATAGATCCAAGAACTAGAGAAGGACAAAACAAACTAAGACATCTCTACGCAAATTTAGGACACCATATAAGAGAAGGTTACGGTATAAAAGAGACTTACATTACTTGGAGGTGGTTAAGGAAGGTTAAGTTTGTAGAAAGGTTAATGGGGGACGGAAGTATTGAGACCTTTATAAGGTCAGAACATTACAGAAAAGACCCATTATCTGGCGACTTAAATGTATATGAAAGAGCTATGCCACAAGCTTGGGAAGGTACAAAATTAGCAGATGAGTTTTATATCGACGTAAGGCCAATACCAGGTCAATACTACAACAATGTTACCGAAAGGGTGGACTTGGTCACAATGGTACAGATCTTTATTTGTGGCTAAAACAGCCATAATTTCTACTCATAAAGAAGGTATCAATTCTATGGACGCTGACGTATTTAAATCGATAGATATGTCAAGGACTGTAGATATAGCTAATGATATTAAGCAGTTAGAGTATTTGGAAAATAAGATAATTAGTGCCATGTACTCTTCTCCAGAAAAGATAGGTAATATATCACAGTATGCCACAAACCAAAATACACAAATAGCTATACAAGGTGTTGATAAGCAAATGTATAGTTTTCATGAAAGGTGTAGACAAATAAGAGAAAATGTGTTAAACGGCCTCTTGAAGATTGGTATGTTTGTTTATAAGGATAACGAGACTGTTAAGAGTATTATTCTAGATGACTTTTTGAAAGCACATTACGAAAACAATTTCGAATATGGAGATTCTGGGTCTTTATCTATAAGGTTGGTTGACGACTTCCAGGAAAGTGAGAAGTTGCAACAGATGAGGCAATTGGCCCTTACTTTCTTACAGAATGGTATGACAGGAAGTCAACTGGCATCTTTGTTTGATGCAGAGTCTATACCAGAGATGAGACAATTCTTAGAGGAGGTAGACAGAAAGAGGGAGAAAGAAGTACAAGAAGAATTCCAAAGACAAGAATCTTTGCTTGAAAAACAAAGGAAGAGTGCAGAGGCTCAACTTCAACTACAACAATGTTACCGAAAGGGTGGACTTGGTCACAATGGTACAGATCTTTATTTGTGGCTAAAACAGCCATAATTTCTACTCATAAAGAAGGTATC